TCAACAAAGGCACAGGGTTTATTGCGGGACTACAGAAGTCCGTAAGACCTATAATCACGTATTGTTTTTTTGTTCTCTTCGCAGTGATAGAAGTGAACTTACTATACCAAGCATTATCTAGTGAAGTGCCGTTAACCGAAGCACTAGAGACATTATGGGACGAAGATACCAAGGCAATATTTGCTGCAATCATTTCGTTCTGGTTTGGTTCACGTGCAGTAGAGAAAGCAAGAGAACGTACATACACCATAAAGTGAGTTATATTATGAGTAGTAAGAAGAAAGCAAGTTTAAGAAATCGTATGTTACATGCAGCCATCGCACATGTGGAAGGTAAGATTGCATATCATCGAGCAAACATAGAAATCTATCTGGAGAACCCAGCTGGTATTGGAGAACATCCAGATGTAATGGAATCACTTGTTTCTGAAATGAAACAGATTGCAGAGTATCGGGATATTCTGGAAGTCGCAGAAGACATTTTATAGGTGGATAATGTATAACTATGAAGCAACAATTCGCAGATGGGTGGACGGAGATACCGTCGACGTTGATATTGACCTTGGTTTTGGTCTCGTTTACTCTAATCAGCGCCTCCGTCTTTATGGCATTGATGCTTATGAGTCACGCACTAGAAACCTTGATGAGAAGAAAAAGGGTCTTGCAGCAAAAGATTACGTCAATGAAATGGCTCCGGTAGGAACCAAGGTAACCATCATTACTCACAAGACTGGTAAGTACGGTCGTATCCTCGCAGAGGTTTTCATCGAGACTGGATACAATGAGTGGAAATGCATAAATACTTTACTAACGGAAGAAGGTCATGCTACGCGGTATCCTGTCTAAATCGTTAATTTTAATCGCCATACTTGTTATGGTGTCATGTGAACCATCACCAAAAGAAAAACTATCGGGAACACAGGACTATACTGGTGTCCAGTTCCCGATAACTGTTTATACCTATGAAACTAGGTCAGAACTAAATAAAGCGGTAGAGGAAAGGAAACCAAAAGGACAAAGGGTCGAAGGACTAGCCTTGTGGTTTCTAACAAAAGAAACTAGAAAAATGCAAAGGTGCGAGATTCATGTCGTATCTCCGAGTCGTATTGATGATGAACACGTACTGACTTGGGGACATGAATTGGCCCACTGCGTTTATGGAACTTACCATAAGGAACCATAATGAAAAGAGTTAATGTGTTGGGCAATGGCGACCACGCCGGTCTATATGAGAAAGGTACGGACGGTGAACTAGTAGTATGCAACATGCCACCTATACCACTAACTAAAGAAGATGTCTATGCGTCTTGCATGGTCGACTTCAAAATGATGGAAGCTCTGGAAAAGGGCGAAGTTAAGTTGGATGAATATGACTGGATTCTAGGTACGCGACCACGCCGTTGGATGGAAGTTAAACCCGCATTTTACTTAAAATATTCTCAAAACATCAGGGGATTCCATACATACGTCCCTCCATACGCCCAGTTGCCTGGCCATAAACTATCAGAAGCAGCAACGAACTATTCCTGCGGACATATGGCGGTAGACTATGCATGTCGTATTATGAAAGCGACCGAAGTACATATGTATGGGTTTGACGCAATGTTTGATATGAATCTGTCGAGTTTCACCGACAACTTCTTAAAGAGTGATAGAAGCGCTCTAAATGTACATCGCATGGCAAGTAACTGGAGACCTATTTGGTCTGGGTTCTTCAGAGAGTTTAGTGACACACAATTTATCATCCATCATGGGCATTCTAGCATCAAGTTTAGTCTACCCGAAAACGCAACTGTAGAAGTGGGGGAACTGTAAATGTATATAGAGAAACTTCTCAAACCCGTAAAAGATTTTGTTTTGGACACCGCACATGATTTTGTGACAGTGTGGGACTTTAGACCCAACGTTCTTGTCTGGTGCGTAATCTTCGGACTGATACTTTTCTGGATATAAAAAAAAGGGGACTTTCGTCCCCTTCTTCGTTCTTACTGTCGGGTAAGTTCCTTAGAATACTTTAACCATGTTTTGCATGATATCGCATTCTTCCGGGCGGCCTTTTAACATCTCCTCATCCCACGTTGAACGTAGGGCAAATGCGGCGTCGACCATAGTCTTGCTGTCTTTCTCTTCACCGTTAAACCATTTAACCGAAGACGGCGCTCCGTAGTAAATGTCAACCATATCAAATTCTGGTGTGCAGTATGGTGCAAAGATTTCTCGCACTTGAGACTCTTCAAAACCAACTTTTTGGTCTTCCATAGGTACACCTAGGAAAACTACTGCATCAAACTTTTCATGTTCACCCTCAAGTGTCCATGATGAATGTCCATGTTTGTACTGTTGTGAACATGACATGAAATTTTCTTTCATTCCGTTAATGTCATAAATTTCGTGCATTACACCTTTGTATTTGTCTTCAGGTGGACGTGGAATGACGAAGGAACAGTCATACTGATAAATCTTCATAAGTGTTGGTATGAACTGAGCAATGATATTCATATCTGGAAAAGATTCCATCGCTTCTCTTTCTGGAGGCATTATGTCAATCATACGACCAGCGAACTTATCGAGCATCCAGTGAGTCTGGCCATCATTGAAGTGACCAACAAAAAGGATATTCTTATATCCACGAGACATCAACGCGTTGACGAACATTGGGGCACGTGAAAGAGCCTCTTCAGCCATGTTGATTTCTGGATTCTTGTAACGTAGGTATTTACCACGAATAGTAGTAAGTTCCTTTAACTGGTTGTTTAAGAAACGTGCTAAACGCACCTTCTCTGCTTCTGGAAAGAATGTCTGTGTTTGACCTTCTTTTAAAATAATTTCATCTTTAGTGTTAAAAAACATTGGTTAGGATCCCTTATAGATGTTTTGGATGTGGGTTTCGAACTGTTCTATCTTGTCAAGACGATTCGGCCAAAGGATGTACTCCTTTTCAGGATTCACCTTCAAGTTCGTCAACAACGGTTGAATTGCGTTGTACAAGTTATCGAGTCGCGTTTGGTAATCATCAGCGGTATCGGATACGGTCTCTAGCTTCTGTACTGCTTCGAGTTCCGACTCATCTACTACTGTAAAACCGAAATCAAATAATTCTGTAGTCATATGGTTATTTATACTTTTTTTTCATTTAATAGTTGACAAAGCGGAATCTTTCTGTTACAATATTCAAACTCAATGGGGGATATACTATATGAATATTTTTAGATTACATGATGATCCATTTATTTCCGCACAGATGATGTGTGACAAACACGTAGTCAAGATGGTTACCGAGTACGGTCAGTTGTTATCTACCGCACACCGAGTTCTTGACGGCACACCTGAGAAACGTCCTTCCAAATCCGGAAAACGTATGGTAGAACATTATATAGTAGATGGAGAAGCACGTGAAAATCTACTATATAAAGTGGCCCATAAGAACCACCCATCTGCTATCTGGTGTCGCGAGAACGACAAGAACTACCGATGGTTGTACAAACACTTTCAGGCAACTGCCAAAGAGTACACCAAACGTTACGGCCGTGTTCATATGACTTATGATAAGTTAGGTAGTATGTTGTGGTTCGCACCTAAGAACATCAAACAGACCGCACATGAATCAGTGATGCCACAGTGTATGCCCGACCACTGTAAGGATACAGTCGTTACCGAAGGGTACCGCAAGTACTACCGTGAGGAGAAGAAAACCTTTGCTAAGTGGACTAAACGTGAGGTTCCAGAATGGTTCCTAGAGAGGTAGGCCTTTGGACTCTGCGATTTATGTTGATAGTCTGGTTGAGTTTCTCTCAGAAGGCTGATGACGACTTGTTCGGAGTACTCACCAGTATTCGAAGATTCAATGAATGTAGAAAGGTCGTACACTTGACAAACGACTAGAATGTATCGTATAATGTACATTGTATACTTTATGAAACACTTTGAGGATTTATTATGATTCACGGTTCTATGCGGCACACAACCACTGGTCGCAAGAAAAGTTACAATGCTTGGTCTACCAAGAAGAAACCCACTCCTCGATTCCAACCTATGGAAGTCAAGACCGAACCCTATCGAAGGGACACTCCAGTTTACAAATCTAACGATTCTGGTAACCACAGTACCCAAAAGAAAGAAAAAATGAACTACACCGGAACCCTAGTCAAGGGTATCGGCACCATGCACAAGTCCAATGCAATCCCCGTGATTGATGAACAACAGATGAAAGACCTTGCGTCTATGAGAAGATAATGAGTAAAAGTTCTACTGAAGAAGACCGACGTGTAGCAACGGTCGAAAGTCAACTTAGTTCGGAAGTCAAAGCAGATTTCGCTGGAAGCACAATGTCCAAAGCAGGAAGACTCGCTATGGAACTTAATGTTGAACGCAAACGTCTCAAACAAGAGATGGAAGAACTGCAACTAGAAGTCGAAGACCTGAAACCTGCAACACCTACTGGTACCATTGATAGTTATGTCAAGTGGGGTGCTACTGTACTTGGTGTGGTTGGGGTATTTACTATGAGTGCAGGGTTCGGTATCACTGGCCAGATATTTTATGCTTCAGCTGCTACTGCATGGGTATATGTAGGTCACTGTTGGAATGACAAAGCGATTATGATAGGAAGCGCTATATCAGGTACTGCGGTACTAATGAACCTAGTGGACACTCTAGTAGCATCGTGACCAACTATCGTTAATTGGTCGCGTTTACTACTTGCGTTTTGGAAATAAGTGTGAGATAATGTACACCTAATTGACTGATAGAGAGATAGATTATGACTGCATTTGTTAAAGAAAACTTCGAGTGGGACGGTATGTATTTGATGTACAACGGCCCTTACAACGGTTCTAAGACTATGGATGAGGTTCATCCTGACTGTCACCCATCTTGGGTAGGTAAGATGAAACCCGCTTTCATTGCACGATTCAAGTATGGTTCTAAGCCATGGAAGTCTTGGGTCAACCATCTAGTCAAACACTCTACAGTTGAACAGTATCTTGAACTGTCTGAGAAAGAGAGTCCTAGGGAAGCGATGGATATCTTAGGTTGGCAACCACGTAAGAAACGTACTGCTCCGCAACGTACAGTGAATGGTTTCGGCATACAGAGGATGGTATAATGTACGGTTCAGTTGGTGAGACAATTCAATGGGACACTTATCGTGGTGTCCTTTCAGGTCAGATAGTGTTTGTTCATGAGGACATTGCAGGCGATGGTGTTGACTACTATAGTATTGCCACCGGCACTAATCCTATGGACAGACACTTCCTCGACAGTGACGCGATGTCTAGGATGAATGTGATGAATCTTTCTGCGTGACCAGTTTCTTTGTTTGGGTCGCGTTTACCCCTTGCGTTTTCAAAAGAAGTATGAGATAATGGCTGTACAAATTGAGAAGAGAGTTGATTATGTCTGAAGTTACTTATGTTGTTCGATGTGCCGAAACCGATAAACCACTTGCTGGTTTCTTTACTCCATGTTATGACCGTGAGACTGCGTTCATATACCAAACACAATTAGAACAGCATGGTTATGAGAATACCTATGTTGTTGTCCGCAAAGAAAGCACCGAGGTGACTGGTATGTATCAGGAACGTGAAGTCTTCAATACTGAGGTAAATGTATAATGGAACCGTATTTCCCTATGACCGTCTATAGGAACAAAACCGAAAACACTTTTGTTTACTACTACAACCGAACCAAGGATGTGTTCGTCGACAAGATGGAGTTCTTGGAACTCAATGGTGATGTCGATTGTATCGTCGTTGATGATACACTCACTGCCCAAGAGGTTGATAAAATCTTTGCTGATATCTACGGAGACAAATATGAGTACGCTTAGTCTCGAAGAAGCCTGTCACTTCATGTGGCGTGAAGAGTTGACCGACTGGGGTGAACATAAAATCACCAATCACATATACATCTCTAAAGGCACCGACCTTATGGGGTATGTCGCTCGAAGTACTGGGGTGATTCATATGTTCAATACTCCCAAAAAGTCTTGGTCTGTGTCTCGTCGTAAGTTCCGTAAACTGAACAAGAAAGAGATACGAGAAATAGTTGAACGATAATTTAGTATAGGATGATAATATGAAATTTTTAAACTTTTTAGTAACCTCTTGGAGGTCTGTCATGGATCTTCGCTTCAACCCACTTAGGTTCATTCCCGACCCACTGGTACAGTCTTATCTTATGTTAGCACTGTTTACTATGTGGAGTGCGTTCTTTGGGTTAATTGCTATCTACTACCTTGGGTGGTTGGAATATAGTATTCCGGTCAGTATCGCAGTACACCTCGCAGTACTAGTTCCCACTATGATTACCAATGCTGTATTCATGGATGCTGAGAGAACCAATGCTCCTTGGTTGGCCGAATGGAAAAAGAAACAGTCTCTACTGGGGTATATTCGTAGCAGAAATGTGGTGCGATGGAACCTAGAGAAGGAAAGTTGATATGACCAAAAGTTCTAATGAACGAAATTCTTATTCCAAAACATTCTAAAAATAATCCATTTATTTTCATCTGATGTGTTGACACCTATTTCAAAAACAAGTATAATGTTTACATTGAATTGATAAAGAGAGAGTTGATATGACAGTTATCCCAGTAGACATCAAAGACGTTAATGCTTTCCGTGCCGGTTTCGAACTGGTTGAGTATGAAGCAGGTACCGACCCAATGGACGGTTTCTGTCTGATGGGTTTCGACGAAGTCGGAATGTTCTGTGAGAATCCTCGTTACGCTTTCATCGGAGGTCTTTAATATGGAAGGTTACAACTACTTTAGTTACCCTACCTACGGTTCTGACGAATTCCTGTACAACCAGTACCTCAGTAATCATATCAACAAACAAAACAAGGGTAGTCGAGGTCAGGACTCTGAACGCCAGAAGACCTACCGAGCAGAGTGGACATTCCAGTCTAAGATAACCAACCCTGAGTTCGCGTCTATCGAAGAGGCCCAGAAGTTCGCCAAGAAGATCTATAAGTCCAAGACTTGGGTTAAGTTATGGAGCAAGTCGATAGAGAATGACGTTGGTCGCATCTTTGGTGCGCAACCTAAAGTTGTCGCGATGGATAGTCGTAAGAAAAAGTTAAGTGGATTCACCGATGGATTCACCGTGACACTAGACTTGGTCACTGGCCTGAACAAGTACACTCTCCTACACGAACTTGCACACTGTCTTGGTCATATGCACCACGGCCGTTCGTTTCGACAATGTCTCTTGAGTCTGGTTGGTGCCTTCATGGGTGGGAACGAGAAGAAGATTCTGAAAGAGGAGTTCAAGAGGGCAAAGCTGAAGTATGGTGATGCCCGTAAACCACAATCCTTCGAGGTCTGGATGGCCTCCAAGAAGAAAATGGAACAGATGCGATGGGAGAAAGAATTCCGTGCTGACTGTCTTGAGATGCACGAGAGAATGAAGAAGTACGACAAATAGTTGAGTTTCCCTAGGTGGGGAAGGTATTGCGAAGATTGCTACTTATTGCTATGTGTACTAACCCCACCCTTTTTTATTCCAAAATATTCTATCAAAACCCTTGCGTTTTCAAAATAAGTGTGAGATAATGTACACCTAATTGATTGATAGAGACTAGATTATGAAAAAAGACTTCCCGACCCTTTGCGGACTCATCGGAGCAATCATGATGGCAATCTTTGCCTTCCACATGAATCCCGTGATAGCAATAGTTGGATTGTCTCTGTTGTCTGTTCAGTCTATCAACGCGAAGTTGTGGAACCTTGTCGCTCTCAACGCGATAAGCATTTGTGGATTTGTTACTCAATTACTCTAAGGAATTTATTATGAATTTGATTGGTCAGAAAGTTGAAGCGAATTGGGGTGCGATGTATCCTATTGAAGAAGGTATTGTTTACGGTCACATCGGTAAACGTGATGTTCTTATTCGATGGAATGGTGGGACTAAGTCTCAGGTTGACATTGATGAGATACACGACCTAGGATGGAGAAGTCCGAATGGTTCCCCCATTGGAATATTTTTTGGAGAAGTTGCATGAAACAAGTAGTGAGAGACCTTATTATCGAGGCGATGTCTCGACCGGAAAATCTTCTGGAGAATGGTGATGTCAACTGGAATTTCGTTGATGCTGATGTGTTCCTTGCCCTGATGGACGAACCATTCTTACCAGACCACAAGCTCGCTGAGTTGATTGATGAAGTGTCATTTGAGATTATTGATGAGGGTGTGTAAATGAGTGATGTTTGGTGTGTCGAATGGTTCGACGAATATGATGAACGACATATCGAGTGGAATGTCAGAGACCCCGATAGACTCCGACAGAACTTGATTGACCTCGGTATGGATCCGACCCGAATCGATATCTACGTTAAGGATGTGTCTTAATGCCTAAGATTGTAAAACTGAACTACGACCGGAAGGTCAGATACATCTACGACAAGGAAACCGAGGAGTGTGAGAGACTCGCAGAACAGGTTATAGACCACTATGGCAAGTTTCTTTCCACCCCCCACAGTTGGTACACCGAAGACCTTAAACGGTACTACAAGGCAATCAGAGAGTGCGGATTGTCCGTCGGTGACTTCCTAGCAAAGGACTGGCCCCAACCGCAGAAAAGTGTGAAAAAACCTAAATCGAAGGTGCGTAAAACTGCCGTGACCAAAAAGAAGACTCCGGTCAAGAAAAAGACCCCCGTAAAGAAAAAAACTACAAAAAAAGTGAAATAAACGCTTGACCGTCATCGCCAGTATGGTATAATAGTTACCTAATTGATTGAGAGAGTAAGTTATGTTTGTTATTGAAGGTCGTCATGCCAAACCAGAAATCGTCGAAGAGTATGTTGCCCGTCTCATGGACGCCTTGAAGATTCACCGATTCACTGCTAGGTTGGTCAAGGTCGAGTTCAGAACAGAACTGGATGGCCAGGCACAAGGACTGTGTGAGGGTGACAAGATTCATGCCTACATTCAGATAGGTAAACGTGGTCAGACCTTCCTTCAACAAATGCAAGCACTTGCTCACGAGATGGTTCATGCTCGTCAGTTCTTACGCGGTCAGCTGAGTGCTGAAGGTGCGTGGAAGTGGAAGGGTCGCAATGCTGACAATTATGAGTATAATAATCAACCTTGGGAGAAAGAGGCTTATCGTCTTGAACGTGAACTCTTTCTTGACTGTTTCCCCTTTGAGAAAATGAAATGAATATAGTAATGGAAGTGCATAAAGAGTTGAGTCATGATATGGAGTCCGTTATCGAGACTATATCTCACCCTGCTTTTGAGACAATGTCTGATGATGTTAGGGCCGCGGTGGTTAAAGAATTTAATCGTCTTGAGATGTTGTTGGAACTTCTAGAAGAAGACCCGTTATATGAAAGGACTGTTTTATAACAAATTGGTCTAAGAAAAGTGTTGACTTTGTTTTGAAATCGTGTATAATGTGTATTGTGAGTTGGGGAGTTCTGGTGCGAATTCTTCGTTAGGAACCTTCGGGGTTCACTGCTTCTCCCCTCCGTTTTAATTTTTGAGGTTTTATTATGAAATTTATTAAAGATAGTGTATTTGTTATGGTCTCCATATTGATAATTGGATATGTGTCGGCCGCGCCGGGGATATGGTCTGCCCCTCAAGTTCATGTCAGTAATTCGACCAATGAGTGTGTGAGGGTCATCAACTACAATGCGTCCGATGACTACAGTTGTGATAATCTTCCTGAACTCTACAGTCACGTGTGGGTGAAATAATGGAACTGGTATTTGATGTCCTAGGTGTCGCACTGTTTGCGTTCCTAGGTCTACTGGTCTACGTCAACCTCCATATGGAGGAGGAGAAGTTCGCCAAGGAACACATCCCGTTAATGTGGGAAGAGGGTGGTTGGTTAAACACTTTTTGGAATAAGCATATAACAAAAAGTTCTAAGAAAAAGTAAAAAAAGTGTTGACTTTATTTGTGGTTGGTGTATAATACTTGTATTGAATTGATAAAGAGAGAGAGAAAGTTATGGCGTTTGTAAGTCAAGAAGACAAAAAGAAGTTAGCCCCCCAAATCAAAGCAGTCCTGAAGAAGTACGGAATGAAGGGTAGCATTGCTGTCCGTCACCACAGCACTCTGGTGTGCAACATCAAGAGTGGTAAGTTAGATATCTTGGGCGCGTTGCCCGTTAGTGAGTATGGGCCTCGTGATTATATTCAAGTCAACCCCTACTGGATTAAGGAGAACTACGAGTGTCCTACTGTCGTTGCCTTCTTGACTGAACTGAAGAGTGCGATGGAAGGAGAAGACTTCTTCTGTGAAGATGACATCATGACCGACTACTTTCACCGTAGTCACTATACCGATATCAACGTTGGTACTTACAGTAAACCTTATGTGTTGGAGGCATGATAATGACCGCAATGACTTTTCGAGTTTGGTGTAACGAGATGTGGTTCAACCACTGTGATGAGGTAGAGACCTATACAGGTAAACGTCCGGACTACAAGGCAAAGGATTACTTTGCGAAGTACAAGTGGTTCCTGAAACGTGAATATGTTTACTTGAAAAAAATGCAAAATAAATGAAAAAACCCTTGACATTTGCCGTGGTTCGTGTATAATACAAGGGTAAAGTTGAGTTGATTAACTGATTAATTGAGAGAGATTATATTATGTTCTATGCAAAACCTAAGATGTCCAGTTCGCACGACGCTAAGACCTTCGACACTGTGTCCGAAGCAGTCAATTACCTAAACTCGTACAACGAACTAGGCCCTGAGTATGTCCAAGAAGGTTACTCCAATGATGTTTCTAAACTTCAGGCAGAAGACTTCTGGTTACTGGGTAAGTTGGTTGGCCCTGAAGGTGTTGAGTTCAAGAACAATAAAGTTGTGGAGGTAAAGTAACATGGGTATGATTGCTGAGATTTTTCGTAACGATATGTTCAAAGACTGTTCTAACGGTGGCGTGAGTTCCAACTTCACTTCGGTGACTGTTGTGAATGTAGAAGGCCCGTTTGAACCCACTGTGGGTCGTCCGGCCGTCTTCATTAAGGAGGGTGCTTTTAAGGGTACGATAAAGTGCGTCCCTGCGGTCAAGTCTCTTTCTGGAGGATATGAGGAGGACACCCGATGGTTCTCGATGGGTGGTACTTATATCGCTACATCTGACAGTCGTTTCTCTAAGAAGTGTAAAGAATTAGTAGGACAGAGTTTCTATGGTGCAGTACCTTTCCACGACCGATACGAGGGATAGAAATGTTGAAACATAATGATAGTTGTACTGAGTTGCTCACCATTCTACAAGAAGAATGTGCCGAGGTTATCGTTGAGATTTCCAAGGTCAAACGATTCGGTCAAGAGAAGAAGAACATTGACCGTCTCGCCAAAGAAGTGGGTGACCTAGTCTGTATGATAGAGTTGCTTCAGAACTGGGAAGTAGTGTCTCATAGTGCCGTTGAAGATGCACGACAAGAGAAGTACAGTAAACTTCGTAGGTGGTCTAATCTGTTTTCCTATGATAGTGATTATGACCCAAGTGTGAGGTCGCATAACTGAAATGAAAAAGACTAAGACGTTATCTAGAAACAACCCCGTCGCTAAACATTCGTCTAAGTTTAATAGACCCTCTACTCACGTAGACCGAAAGAAAGAATCTAAGAAACGGGGACAGTTCTCGAAGGATGATTTATATCCTAATAATGGATTCTAACCCCTTGACACAACCCCCAACAATGAGGTATAATATGTCCGTATCAAAAGAAATGCGTTATGCAATGATTCGTGCAGCTGCACTAAAAGTTCAGAAGCGCAATAAGGTTAGTAAGTCAAATGAACGTCTTGCTAACGAAGTAGTAAGTCTTGACCGTCAAGACTATAAGTCAAATGTACGTTGGAATGATGATGACCGATTCGTCGATACTCATTTCTCTGATGTATACAAAGCAACCCAAAATGGAGAATGGAACTGATGTCCCAAACACCCGAAAACCTAATTGACCTCGGTCAATATCCACGCAATGATGTGGAACTCATAGCCCGTGAGTACATGCGTCATGCATACCTAGAAACCCTCGAAACCTACGCTAAAGAGTATCTTTCTTTAGACGAAGAAGATGAGACCCGAAAAGCCGTTCTCGTTACTCTAGAGTCATTTGAACATACCATTGCAATATTAGATGGTAACGAAGATTTCCTAGAGGCTGTACACGCTGAAGATGGTAGTGAAGAGTCCGATGAGGATGAAGAGTTTGAACGATTCTAAGGAAACCCCTATGTTTAATTATGAAAATGTTCTTGAACAACTCAAGAATAATGTTCTTCAAGTTACATTTAGCAAGGTCAATGGAGAAGAACGTATCATGCCCTGCACACTTCAGACGGAATATATGCCTGAACTGTCAGAGTCTAAAGTACAAAGAGCTGAAGAACTTTCGGTCAACAAATCTGTGATTCGCGCATTCGCAATCGACAAACAATCATGGCGGTCTTTCCGCGTTGATAATGTCAAGGCGATTGAGGTAATCAATGGATGAACAGACGGAAGAGAAGTTCTTAACCAAGAAGTCATTCTCTGCGATGATTGAGAGTTTCGTTTTTCAAAACAGAATGTCGTACATGGATTCCATTGTACATCTCTGTGAGAAGAACGGATTAGAGTTGGAAGACATCAAGAAGTATCTGTCTCCCACTATCGTAGAACATCTAGAGAGTGAAGCACGTCAGTTGAATTTTCTGCCAAAGCAGAATACACTAGACGTATAAATAGTAATGCCCTTATGGGTAATCTCATACATTGTTTATATTTAAGTTTATATTTAAGGAAATATTATGTCTTTTGCAAATCTAAAGTCCAAATCTATGGACATCTCAAAACTTGTCGCTGAAGCAAATGCTGCATCAGGACAAACCCAAAGCACCAACAAATATCAAGACGACCGCAAGTGGAAACCAACTGTTGATGAACAGGGTAATGGTTACGCTGTTATTCGTTTTCTTCCTGCTACCGAAGGTCAAGACCTACCGTGGGTTCGTTACTGGGATCATGCCTTTAAAGGCCCCACCGGACAATGGTACATCGAACGTTCTCTTACTACCCTAGGTCAGAGTGACCCATTGGGTGAGTTGAACTCGCGTCTGTGGAACTCCGGTATCGAGGAAGACAAAGAAACTGCGCGTAAGCAGAAGCGTCGTCTACACTACGTTACTAACATTCAAGTTATTAACGACCCTGCGAACCCTGCCAACAATGGCAAGATGTTCATCTATGAGTTCGGTAAGAAAATCTTTGATAAGATTATGGATCAGATGCAACCTGAATTCCCAGGCGAGACTCCAGTAAATCCTTTTGATTTCTGGGGAGGTGCGGACTTCGAACTGAAGATTCGCAACGTTGCGGGATACCGTAACTATGATAAGTCTGACTTTAAGTCTCCTTCACAGTTCTTGGATGCGGATGAGACCAAACTCGAAGCTGTCTACAATGCGTTGTATGACCTGAACGAGTTTGTGGTACCCGACTATCCAAATGCACATGACGCTAAGTGGTTCAAGACTTATGATGAGTTGAAGAATAAGTTGGAGACCGTACTGGGTCTTGCGACTGGTGCTGGTGCGACCATCAAGAACGAAGCACTTGCACAGACAGCGGAAGCTGCTCCGGTTCGTGAAGCGTCAGAACCTACTGTTGTTTCTGCTCCTGCACCCACCCCTGCGGTTGTTGCGGAAGAGGATGACACACTATCATACTTCGCGCAGATGGCTGCCGAAGACTAGTTGATTGAGTGGTGGTACTTTAGGGGGACTCATGTCCCCCTTTTTTTATGCTGGTCTCGTGGAGAAGTAAGGATCCATTCCGTCGAATGCGGATATAGGCCCACCTAAGAAAGTCGTCCCACCACCACCCCCAGTGGATGAAGTGTTTGTACTGTTGTCCATGATAACGACTGGTGCCGCAGAACTCATAGATTCTTTTTCCGTAACTAGTTTACTTACGTTACTTGCGGACGTTGCTTTCTCTTGTTGATTAGATACGTTTGATGATATATTAGTTCCCGCACTCGCTATGCTGTTCATCATATCTACATCTTTGGTGGTGAAACTGTTCAAACCAGGCGAGAAGTCCAACATCTCCTGACCATCAAACCAACCATCACCAACTACATACGGATTCTCTCCGGTACCTTGACCTTTCATTGCCGCCAACATAGGTATCGCATATGACATAGTTTTACCAAACTTTCCTATGGAATCGTTGACTGCATCATAGTCGGCATTAATAAGTCTGTCCAGAGAGTCGGATAGTCCGTCAATGACACTAGATATGTCTGCAACCCCTTTAAGATTGTCTGCATTCAGGGTAGATAGTGGTTGTAACCCATTGTATAGTTTGGTGAAGATGTCATCATCCTCTCCTCCGAAAAGTCCACCAATAAAGTCCATAACACCAGCAAGTCCACTGCCTCCCATAAGGGCAACCATTCCTACGCCTAGTGCACCCATAGCACCGCCGACCGCAATAAGGTTGGTACCATCTAGTTCACTGAGAGGTGCAAGTCCTGCTGCTGTATTGACTAACATATCTCGTAGACCACTGCCATCGACACCAATTGCAGCTAGTCCTTCGGTCACTGTCATTATAGCTCCTAAGAACCCTGCCAGTCCTACTCCCAACAATGGAAGACCTACGACCGCCGCAGAACCGAATGCGGTACCAAATGCGAGAAGACCGCCTAGTGCCACTAACGATGAACCGTCGAATGCATTGAGTCCTTCACCTAGGTTGACCAACATCGATTTTAAACCGGAACCATCCGCACCCAGTGCAGACATTCCTTTATCACCTAACGCTAGACCACCCAAGAATGCACTTATACCCGCACCCAAGAATCCCATCTTGAGAGCGCCTTTCATGCTACCGAACTTTGCTCCGACAGCTGCTAAGGCACCCATTGCAATAAGACCTTCAGCAGGCGTCTCTGCGAATGCTTCACCTAGGGTGACCATGTTCTTCTTGGTGGCACTCATATCGGTACCAATCATCGCTTGTGCTTTATCACCAAGAGATAGACCAGTAAAGAATGCACCGATACCAAAACCTAACGCGCCCAGAGTTGCGACCGCACCAAGTCCTTTCAGAGCGAAACCTAGACCAGCACCAACACCTGCTCCGATACCTTTACCGGCAGTCTCTCCGAAACTCTTCTTGCTAGTGGCACCACCCTTGGTGTTCTTCTGGATACCTTCTATGGCCTGAAGTAGTTTATCGTCATATACCTTTTTGTCGCGACTTTCTTCTAGGTCAT